AACATAGCAATCAATGAGCTAAAAATACAGAAAATACACGCTTCAGAATGGGCTTGGGTAGGTACTAAATTTGACCATATTATTCACAATGATATGAAAATTGACGACTTATATAACGAAGTAAAAGCTCTAGTAGTCAGCAGTTAAGTCGCCCTGTTTCCATTTAATACCTTCTTTAGAAAGCACAGAAATACAGTTAGCACACACTGTCTTTAGATTGCTGGGCCTGCAGTTGTCTAGGTTTCCATCTAAGTGAAGTACTCTAAATACCTCAGGATGTGGTGATTTAAAACCACATTTATCACATGCTGACTTTTGTTTATATCCAGCACGAGCCCATCTAGGCACACCTGTGTATTGTCCGTGACTATTACAAACTTCACATAGATTCCTATAGTAGGTCTTCTTACCTTTCTTATAGTTAACAGCACGTGGCCGTAATCCGCACTTACAAAGAGGTCTCATGCTAGTATTTACACCTTTTCAACCCCTTTTTCTAATGGTTAAACCAGGTAATTTCTATAAGATGTGCTAAATACAATTGCAACAAGTTTACGTAATAGACTGATACGAACATATTACCAGGAGATAAAAAGATGGCATTAACATCACCAGGCGTAGAAGTAACAGTAATAGACGAGTCGTTTTATACCCCAGCAGAGCCTGGTACAACTCCTCTAATTGTTATTGCTTCATCGCAAGATAAATTAAACGCAGCGGGAACGGCTACAGCAGCTGGAACGCTAAAAGCTAACGCAGGTAAAGCATATAAAGTTACCTCACAGAAAGAATTAGTAGACCTTTTTGGTGTACCAACATTCAAAAAGACAGCGAGCAACACTCCAATACACGGAAGCGAATTAAACGAATATGGATTGCTTTCAGCATATTCATTACTAGGCGTTTCAAATGCAGCTTTTGTTGTACGTGCAGATGTTGACTTAGACGAATTAGAAGGTTCTACAACTGCTCCGGGAGCGAATCCAGCAGACGGAAAGTGGTGGATCAACAGCGGTTCAAGTGCTTTTGGAATTCAAGAGTGGAACGGAGCAGCAGTTACCACAACAGGTGGACAGAAGTTTGCTTCTAAAACACCTATCGTATTAACAGACGATGATGCATCAAAAATTGATAATGGTGCACCTAAAACATCCGTTGGTGCTATTGGCGACTACGCAGTAGTATTTGAAACAGTTGATGGAAGCGGTTCATTTAGTGCAAGTAAAGAAAATGCAACTATGTGGTACAAATCCTCAGGAAATGGTTCAACTGTAACACAAGGTTCTTGGGTTAAAGTAGGTAGCAATGATTGGACAGCTAGCCATCCAACAATTGTTGGTACTGCATTTACAGCAAGTTCAGGAAACTTTACTATTAATGGAACAAATTTCCAAATAACTGGCACATTAGATGACCTGGTAACATCTATTAACGGTTCCATTACAGAAACACAAGGTATTGTTGCAAGAAACGTAAGCGGAAGACTTTATCTTTATTCAGATGGTAGCTTAGATGATGGAATTGGTGATTCGTCCAAATCAAATGCTATTATTATTGATGACGGGTTAAGTGGTGTAACGGTTACTTTTACAGACTTAGGTATTGCAAAAGGAACATATTACGGACCAGAACTACACATTGCACCACATACAAGTGTTCCAGAATTTAAAATTGGAGACACAACACCACGCCCAACAGGAAGTGTTTGGGTTAAAACAACTGAGCCAAACAGCGGCGCACGTTGGAGAGCAAGTAAGTGGTCAGCAGCTACTCTTTCATGGGTATCATACACTGCACCATTATATGCTAACAACTCATCTGCACTTTATACATTAGATAGAGCAGGCGGTGGTGTTAACATTCCAACTGATAGTTTATATGTACAAACTAACGCAGAAGAAAATAGCGGTTACGATACAACACCAATGACTGCTTCTTTCAGAGTGTTTAGAAGAGCTGCAACTGGAGTAACAAAAATTACTTCAGCAGTAGTAGACGCAAGTACATTTACTGTAGGTAGCAACACATTTACAATTGCAGAAAGTGTTAAAACTTCAGCAGCACTAGCAGCTGGTGTTAGCGTGAGCTTTACAGCAGCAGGTAATGCAGCAGATGCAGAATTAATGGCAGGTGCTATTAACAGCGCAGGCTTTGATAACATTCAAGCAGCAGTAACAAGTTCAAACACAGTAGAAATTATGCACAAATTGGGCGGTGATTTTAGAATTACTGATGGAACTAATACTCCAATTGGCGGCGCATTTACTGCATTTAATATTAACACAGGTTTAGGAACAGCAAACTTTTACACTGCACCAACAGGCGCAAGTGAAAACTATGTTGCTTCTAACTGGAAGCCTTTAGCAGCAGATGATTTTGCAGCATCAAGCAATGCTCCATTAGCTGAACCAGCAGATGGACAACTTTGGTACAATCCAGAGTTTAGTGATGTTGACATTATGATTCATAATGGTACTACTTGGAAAGGTTATCAAAATTATAGTGCAGCTTATGCTAACTGTTCACCAGCTGGACCAATTGTTTCAGCAACTGAGCCAAAAGCATCATCAGGTCAAAGCGATGGTACTGCACTAGTAGATGGAGACCTTTGGATTTCAACTGCAAGTTTAGAAGACTTTCCAACAATTTACAGATGGGACGGTAATAACCTAGCATGGGTACTTGTTGATAAAACAGATCAAACAACAGAAGACGGTGTATTGTTTGCAGATGCACGTTACGGTCTTGCAGGTGCTACTGGTAACACAGCAGCAACTATTAAAGACTTACTAACTAATGACTACTTAGATCCAGATGCTCCAGATCCAGCACTATATCCAAAAGGAATGTTGCTATGGAACTTACGTAGAAGTGGTGGTAACGTTAAGAAGTACAACAATAACTACATTGACTTAACAGCTGACAACACACGCTTTGGAGACGAAGCAATGTCAGGTTATGCTACAGACAGATGGTCTACACACTCAGGCAACCAAGAAGATGGTAGCGGATCATTTGGTAGACATGCACAGCGCATGGTAGTTGTACAAGCACTTAAATCAGCAATTGATACAAGCTCAGAAATTAGAGATGAAGAAACAAGAAACTTTAACTTAATTTCATGTCCTGGATATACAGAAACAATGAGCAACCTTGTTAACCTAAACATTGACAGAGGCTTAACAGCATTTGTTATTGGTGATACACCATTAAGATTAGCAAGTGATGCAACTTCATTGTTAGCATACGGATCAAACAGTGCATTGGTTGTTGACAACAGCGACAAAGGACTGGTTACATACGATGAATACTTAGGTACGTTTTATCCAAATGGATTTACAACTGACTTAGGTGGCGCAAACGCAGTTGTTCCAGCATCACACATGATGATGAGAACTATTGCACTAAGTGACCAAGTATCGTTTCCATGGTTTGCTCCAGCAGGAACAAGACGTGGTGGAATTAGCAACGCTACATCAGTAGGATACATTGATGCAGCAACAGGCGAATTCCAAACAGTTGCACTTAATGAAGGTCAAAGAGATACACTGTACGGATTAAAAATTAATCCAATTACATTCTTTAACGGTGTAGGACTTGTAAACTACGGACAAAAAACTAGAGCAAGAAATGCAAGTGCTTTAGATAGAATTAACGTAGCACGTTTGGTTGTGTACTTAAGATCACAACTTAATAAACTTGCAAGACCATATATCTTTGAACCAAATGATAAGATCACGAGGGACGAAGTTAAACAAGCAGTTGAGTCATTATTACTCGAGCTTGTAGGCTTAAGAGCTTTATACGACTTTGCAGTTGTGTGTGATGAAACTAACAACACGCCAGCAAGGGTTGACAGAAATGAACTTTATGTTGACATTGCTATCGAACCGATTAAGGCGATTGAGTTTATTTACATTCCATTGCGTGTCAAGAACACAGGAGAAATATAATGCCTATTACATCACTTAACAACTTTGGAGTACCAACAGACGCAGGCAACCAAGTGCTCTTGATGCCTAAACTAAAATATCGCTTTAGGGTGACACTTTTAGGATTCGGTGTTAGTGCTGCAACAGAACTTACTAAACAAGTTGTAGATGTTTCAAGACCAAAAGTAGGTTTTGAAGAAATGCAGTTAGACGTGTACAACTCAAAGGTATTCTTAGCAGGTAAGTATACTTTTGAAACACTAACATTAAACTTACGTGACGATGCTAGTGGCTTTGTACAGAAACTAGTCGGCCAACAGGTCCAGAAGCAGTTCGATTTTGTTGAACAAGCATCTGCTAGATCAGGTATTGACTACAAATTCTCAACTAAAATTGAAGTACTAGACGGTGGTAACGGTGCTAGTGAAAACGGAGTAAGCGTATTAGAAACAGCAAACATGTATGGTTGTTTCCTAACTAACGTAGACTACGGTGACGCTAACTACGCTACTAACGAAGCTATGCAAGTTGCACTTACTATACGTTTTGATAACATGGTACAGTGGGGCGCAGGCGAGCAAGGCGTTGGCGTTGGTATTGGCGCAAACGTTGGCAGAACAATTGGTGAATCTACTACAGGTTCTTCAGGCGCTCAAGGCTAAGAGATTTTACAATCAAGTAGAAGAAGCCCGGTTTATTTTCCGGGCTTTTTTTATGGCTAAATAATAGTATGGCAAATAAATTCACAAGATTCTTAGGCGATTTCGCAACAGGGCTTACCCAACCTAAAGGTATCATGGGTAACTATACCCATGCCACAAGACTGTTTATTGATAACACAATGCGTCTTGCACCTAAGACTAAATTTAATTATTATGTTAGATTTGAAATGGATCCAACGGCTGTTAAGGCTGCTAACTTTAAAGCCAAACACGCTGAAGAAACAGGACTACTAGTTAAAGGTGTAGACTTGCCTAAGTTTAGTTTCCAAATGGATACACTAAACCAGTATAATAAAAAGCATAACGTTTACAAAAGAATTCAATACGATCCTGTACAGTTTACTATGCATGATGATAACCAAGGTGTTATAAGTGCTATGTGGGCTTTGTACTATGGTTATTATGTTGCCGATAGGAATAATCCTACAGCAGCATTTGATAGAGATCAATATAGAAACAAAGATACTAACAACTATGCATTTGGTTTTGATAACGGATCAACTTCGGACTTTTTTAAATCTGTTACTATCTACACAATGGGACGTAGACGCTTTGTTGGATACACACTAGTCAATCCAAAGATTCAACAATGGACAGCAGGTGGAATGGATTATGCAGCAGGGTCAGAAACTGCTGAAAGTTCAATGTCATTACAATACGAAGCAGTACAGTATACAGCAGGTACAGTAAGTCAAGGTTCACCTAAAGGCTTTGCAACATTACATTATGATACAGTTTCATCCCCACTAGGAGTTGCAGGTGGAGGAACAGGATTATTACTTGGAGAAGGTGGTGTACTTGATGGACTTGAATCTATATTTGGTGCTATCGGTAATGGTAGTGCATTTGATAGTCCTAAGTCATTTTTAGGTACAGCAATTGCCGCAGTTAACACATTTAAAAATATTAGAGGATTAAGTAAAGAATCTATTCTAAATGAAGGTGTTAATATTTTAACAAGCCCGGGCGGCATACAACAAATTTCAAATACAATATCAGGCGTAGCAGGAACATTCTTTCCAAAGAATGATTCAGCCAACGGAACGACAACAGCACAGAAAAAGAAAACTAGAAGTAATATATCTAACAGTTCATCTTTTGATCAAGAATTTGCTGATCAAGTTTCAGCACAGAATCAAGGATTCAACTAATGGCACAAACTAATTTACCACCAAAGGAAATACAAGATAGTGCAGCACGTACTCGACTGTACTTTGATCAATACGGTAAAGAACCTTTACAATATAATGCTGTTGACTATGATGCAGCAATTGGATTTTTTAAATTAAAAGGTTTCGACGATAGTGCAGCATCAGTTGTTGCATCAGCATTATTAAAACAGGCAAAGTTAGAAAACATGCCTATAACAAAAGTGTTAGATGATATTACAGGTTTAGAACAATTACAAATCAGTGCTTTAGTTGCTGAAATTCTAAATAATAATAGACCATCAACTTCAACACTAGGCTATCGTACACCGGTAGAAGATGTCTCAAAACAACGTAATGTGAGTGCTTAACATGCCCAAGTTTGCTCAAGGCAAGTTTGAAATGAAAAACCCCAGTAAGTATATTGGTAATAAAAAACCAATGGCTCGTTCAAGTTGGGAAACTGTTTTTATGAGAATGTTAGATGAGCACCAAGGTGTTGCAAAGTGGGCAAGTGAAAGTATTCAAATACCTTATAGAAGTCCATTAACAGGCAAACATACAATTTATGTACCTGACTTCTTTATTGTTTACGCAGATAAAAAAGGTAAACAACATGCAGAAGTAATAGAAGTTAAACCTAAAAATCAAACCATGAGAGAAAATGTTGGCAAAAGTAGATACAATCAAGAACAATATGTGCTTAACATGGCAAAATGGGAAGCAGCTACAGCATGGTGTAAACAAAAAGGAGTACGTTTTAGAGTTGTAACTGAAGAAGATATTTTTCACACCGGACCGAAACGAAGATAAGTAATAATATGACAAAGAAATTAGAGGAACTTTTTAATTTGGAAGAACAGGACAAAGAGCCTAAAATCGAAGAGCCAACAGAGGTTGAAACTTCGGTAGTTAAGGCTGAAGAAATGGAAGCCGAAATAAAAAGTGTAGATCAAAGTTATCAAGCAATCCAAAACATTACTAAGGATTTACCCGTAGTAAAAGAATTGGACACACTAGGTGAATCAGACTTAGATCACTTAGCTGATAAAGCAGAGAAAGCATATGATGATCTTATGGATTTGGGTATGAACGTAGAAGTACGCTACAGTGGACGTATTTTTGAAGTTGCTGGAAGTATGCTTAAGAATGCAGTAGATGCTAAATCTGCTAAAATTGACAAAAAGTTAAAAGCAGTTGATTTGCAGATGAGAAAACTTAAACTTGACCAAGATTCACCCGAAGATCCCAATGAAATTGTTAATGGATCTGGGTATGTTATGCTAGATCGTAACGAACTTATGAAGAAATTAGGCGGAAAGGAATAAATACTAGTATGAAAACGTTCAATGAATATTTGACAGAAAGCAAGAAAGTATACAGCTTCAACGTAAAAGTAGCAGGCGAAGTTCCTGAAGGCTTTTGCGATAGACTAAAGGCCTGCATGGCTTCTAGAGAAGTAGTAACTTGCGAGGAAATGAATAAGACACCAGTTACGGAAGCTCCTTTGGATTTTCCAGAGTTGTCTAATATGGAAGTAACTACATTTAATCTTGTTACAAACTATCCTATTACTCCATTAGAAGTACATAAGGCATGTTGTGAAGATTGTGGTTGCGCAGCAGAACATTGTAAAGTAAGAAACAGTGCCAGCCCAACTGAAGAGTATCAAGTTAATGATGACAAAAGAGAAGGCGCACTATTACACGACAATGAATATAAAGAAGCAGGAAAGATTAAGCAAAAAGATTACTTCGGCAATGATTTTAATAAATCATTTTTAAAAGACTTATCTAAAACTGCTAAAGAACGTAAAAAGGAATTAGGACACGACAAACTAAAAGCAGACGTATTTGCAGATGTTCCTAAGATTAAAACTGACAAAGCGGGTGCTAAAAGCCCTGTAGGGAGTAAATAATGAACTTTAATGAACTTATGCAAAGAATGCGTGAGCTTGATACAACTGATGCACCTGTTACAGAGATGCCAGTTCCAATGCCACAGGCTCCAATGACAGCACCAGAAGGTAAAGACAAAGCAAGAATGAATGTTAACATCAGTGCTGAAGGTGATGCTATCGAAGACGTATTAAAATTAATAACAAAGGTTAATCCAGACATGATTAACCAGCCTGAAAAACCAGAAATTCCTGATATGCCAGATATGACTATTGCTATGCCAAAGCCAATCAATAAATTGATTCCAGACTTTGATGCTGACAATGATGACAAGCCAGGCGGTGACATGGACATGGATATGGGCATGGACAAAGATGATCACGATGCAGATCACGATATGATCAAAGGTTTAGACAAAGACGACGATGGCGACCACGACATGGACGACCACGACGCAGAGAAAAAAGATAAAGAAGAAGCATATACTAATGAGCCCGATGAAGACCACAGAGACATTGACTATATGCAAAACAAATTAGCAGGTGGAATGAACCGTCCTAAAGGAACACATCCTAAAGTAGCTGACGGTGACAATCCTATGAAAAAAGTAAAAGAAGGTGATGACCTAAGAGCTCAAATTAAAGCTGAACTTGCACAACGTTTAGCAGAAGCTAAGGGAGAGAAGTAATGGCAGATTTAACACAAGCAACAATCGGCGGCGGCAGCGCAGTAAAAGTTGCTGAAAACAGAAAACCATACGCTGACATGACAGCAATACATTACAACGGTAATAAAAACTTAACAGTTTTTGAAGTTGCATGTGGCGCAGCAGTAAATGCTCAAACAGGAAGCGGATTAGCAATTGAAAGTATCATGCGTATTGTTGAAAAATATTGTACTGTTGTTATTCGTGGCGCACTATATGGTACAAATCAAAAGTTTGCACTTGTAGTTGAGCAACCAAATGATTCATTAGATTATGATCAAGCAGGCGCAGAAACACTTGTAGAACACATCGAAGATGACATCATTGCATTAGGTGACCTATCAGCTGCATCTCCTGCACAGATTGACTTTACTGGTGTTACTTGTACAGTAAAAACCACACTTGAATTAGCATAATACTGCTATTATAAGATTCAATAGCACCTTCGGGTGCTATTTTTTTGAGTAAATACTAGTATGGCAAAGAGTTTAGATGGCGTTCAGATCAAGAAGGCCCATAAAAAGCAAAAATATACGTTAGAAGAAGTTAAGCACTTAGAGGCTTGTATGGATCCTATTACAGGACCTTTGTATTTCTGCGAAAACTTTTTATCTATTCAGCACCCAACAAAAGGTTCAATGAAGTTTGTTCCTTACGGATTTCAACGAGAGCTAATACAAGCATATGCAGAAAATAGATACTGTGTTGCTATGTTGCCAAGACAGATGGGAAAAACTACATGTGCTGCTGGATACCTATTATGGTATACTATGTTCACACCTGAAGCACAAGTACTAATTGCTGCACACAAATATACAGGTGCGCAGGATATTATGAATAGATACAGATACGGTTACGAAACTTTGCCAGACTTTATTCGTGCAGGTATTTACACATATAACAGAAACACAATTGAATTTGATAACGGTAGTAGAATACAAGCAACTACCACAACAGAAGATACTGGACGTGGTAAATCACTTTCATTAATATACTGTGATGAGTTTGCATTTGTGCAACCTCCAGAGAAAGCCAAAGAGTTTTGGACTGCACTTTCTCCTACATTGTCAACAGGTGGTAAGGCGATTGTTACAAGTACACCAAACTCGGACGAAGATCAGTTTGCTATGATTTGGACAGAAGCAAATAAAAAGTTTGACGATCATGGTAATGATATGGGAGTAGGTACTAACGGATTCTTTCCTTATTTTGCGCCTTGGACAGAACACCCAGATAGAGATGATGACTGGGCAGCACAAGAAAAAGCAAAGATCGGCGACGAGCGTTTTAGACGTGAGTTTGATTGTGAATTCTTAATCTTTGACGAAACACTTATTAATAGTGTTAAGTTAGCTGAACTAGAAGGATCAGAACCTGTTATGAATACAGGCCAAACACGTTGGTATAAGAAAATTAATCCTAAAGCAACATACTTAGTAAGTATGGATCCAAGTTTAGGTACAGGTGGTGACTATGGTGCTATTCAAATATTTGAAATGCCTAGCATGGAACAGGTAGGAGAATGGAGACATAATTTAACACCAATACAACAACAGGTAAGAACATTAAGAGAAATATTACAGTTCATTCAAGGCGAATGTGCAAATGGTGGTAATCCAAATCCTACTATATATTATAGTGTAGAGAACAATACGATCGGTGAAGCGGCACTTGTTGTTATTGCAGATATAGGTGAAGAAAACTTTAACGGTTTATTCTTAAGTGAACCTATTAGAAAAGGACACGTTAGACGCTATAGGAAAGGATTTAACACTACACACAAAACAAAGATTACTGCATGTAGCGGACTAAAGAACTTATTAGAAAAGAATAAGATGAAAATACATAGTAAACCGCTTATATCAGAGCTAAAAACATTTGTAGCACACGGTGTTGGGTACGGTGCAAAAACAGGTGAACATGACGATTTAGTGGCTGCAACATTATTAATTGTGCGTATGGCCAACGTATTATCTGATTGGGATCCTAAGATTTACGACAAAATGACGGAAAGAATGACTGAAGATCAGTTCCCAATGCCGATCTTCGTAAGTACAGGATTTTGATAAATAGTTATATGGACGCAACTAACAACATAGCAACCGATCTGTTCTATAAAATTAGAAGTAGATTTAAAGGTTTAAAATTAGGAGATGCCGCTGGGGCAATTACCATAAACCCAGAGGAAGCCAGATTCTTTGACTTCGATTATAATGAAGGAGATAAGAACATTGGACACGTGAGTATTAGTCTTGCTGAAGCAAATTCAATGAAGGTATACTTTTCAAATGGTATTACTGAAGGCATGGATGATTCACAAAAAGACAATTGGTACGGATTTTTAAAAGAATTAAGAAAGTTTAGTAAGCGTCGACTACTAGCATTTGATACTAGAGACATTGCTAAAGACAATCTAGACCAAAGGGATTATGCATTCCTAAGTCAATATTCAAATCCCCAAGCAGATAATGACACTATAGTAAAACCAGTCGGAGAGAATAAAATGAACGAGAGCACCTTATACGGGACTAAGAAACAGAGCTTCCAAAAATTGGAAGATACAAGATTAATCATTAAGCACAGTAAAAAACTTGCTGATGATACAGAAATGAAGCCAGGCGATAGATCAAGAAATATTGCTGCTTTATTTGTTGAAAACCAAGAAGGTGAAAGATTTAAATATCCTTTTATTCACTTAGCAGGCGCAAGAGCTATGCAAAGACACGTTGCAAATGGTGGTGCTCCATATGATGCAATTGGTGAAAGCATTATTAAGATGAGTGAAGAAATTGCACAATTAAAAAGTTTCACAGGCTATGTTGTACGTAACGACTTAATGAACTCCGACACAAATTCAGTTGTTGAACGTAGCAAAGGCCAACTTGATGCTCTTAGAGAAAGAATTGCTAAAATTTCTAAACAGGCTCACTATGAATCATATGTAGAAAGTTTCCAGGCACCAGAGGCAATGGAAGTTCCAGATGATGTAATGGAGCAATTCAAAGATCAATTTACAGTAAGAAATTTTAAAGAAGATTTAACATCAGTATTTCCTGTATTATACAGACTAATGAAAGAAGATGAAATTGTAGGCTATGACGACATAGTCGAAATGACAAAAACTAACTCACACGATGAGAACGGCAACGGCATAGATGACATGGACGAAGCTAGTGATCCATTTGCAGCATTTGAAAATTGGGCAATGGCATTAGGTGAAGACTCACCACTTACAGCAGGTAGTGACGAAGAAATTAAAGAGGCAGCTGCAAGTCTAAATGAATTAGTAAGCCAAGACTTTCCAGTAGGCGTAGATGGTACAAATGCTATTCAAAGTTTAAAAGGTATTATCGAAGACAACAGACTGTTTAACGATATTAAAATGAAGGCAAAGGAAGATCCGAACAGCGATGCTCGTCCACTTGTTAAAGCATGGGTGGAAGAACATGCACCTGAACAACTAGAAGCATTAGACTTTGGTGACATGATTGATGAACCAGCAGTAAGTGCTGATCAAGCAGAGCCACAACAAGAAGGTTTCATGCCCGATGAAATGGAAGGC